GTGCAGTAGGAACTTACAACTTTGATCCATTAGTTGGTGGACCATTACCAATTAAAGAAAGTTCAAATAGTTTTGTAATGCCAATTGTAGATCCTAACGCACCAAGTGCCGCAAGTTCAATGACTGTTAACCTTACAAGTATTGAAGCACCATTGTCAAGCAAAGACGGTGAAATACGTTTCTTCTTTAATCCGCCAGATGCAAGTGTACAATCAAGTTGGTTAGGTATGAACATACGTTATAGAAAAATAGTGCCTGGCACAGATCCAGACTTTACACTTATATCAAGCACAAGAACACAAATTACAGATGGTAGTGCAAGAGAGTTTTTTAACATTGAATATGACAAGACATATGAATTTGTAATTACACCTGTGTACAACAACTCAGGAGCAAGAGCAGATTCAACACAGAGTATATTCTGTGTAGGCTATCTACACAACTTTCAAAACAGACCAGACTTTCCGCCAACACAAAATTGGTTACCAAGTTTTAACGCAACACAAATGACAACTGAACGTGCTCTAAAACAAATTGATGAGGCATTTCCTGCTCCACCAAATCCATTGGTAGCAATAGAAGAATGGAAACTACTTCAGAATCCAAATGCTCCTTGGTACAATAATGGACTTAAAGGTTATTACAAACTAACATTTAACCATCACGCTGTTACAGACTTTACACAGTTAAATGTGTACAGACGTAGAAATAATACACAATCAAGTGATCCTATTGATTCTAAAGGTAGATGGGAAAAGATTATTATTAACACAGTTAGCAGTACGCCTGGTTCAACTACAGTTTATTTAAGACCACCATTAGATAATGGAGAATTCAATTCTTACTTTACACCAACAAATGGTCAAAGTTTGTTTGTACCATATCAAATAGGCAGTGGTTACTATGTAGATGCTACACATGGATTCACAAGTGGTTCTGGTACACGTCCAGGAGATGAATTTTTGCTTATTGTTGAAGGCAGTAGTGGCGAAGAAACTGTAGGAATGTTTTTACACGGAGCACAAAATATAAACAGTGGCACACAAGATCTACTGTTGGGCAACAGACCAATAGAACGCAATAAAGCAGACTTTAATGGGTTTGATACAGGTTATCAAAGAAATATTAGTCAAGCAATAACGGCAATTGCCAATGTAAATTGTCTTGCTGGTGTAAGGGGCAAAAAATGGAGCGATTATCTACCAAGTGTATCGCCAACGTTGGAGTAAACTATGGCAATACCAAGTGTAAATTATATTTTTGACGAAACAAACAGTCTAATAACAACAGCCAATCAAGGCACGTGGGCAGACAAAAGCGGAGAAAGTTGGGACAGTTGGACAGCATGGGCAGACGATCCTGTTACTCCAATGACTTGGGTAAGTCAACCTTTAGACTTGGGACAAATTGCATACTTTAATCTTAAATGGAATATAACCTGTGCAGGCACACCAACCTTTACGGTATATGTAAGTGAAACAGGGTTATTTGCAGGAGAAGAAACATCAACAACTATAAACGTAGATGATGAAAACATAGAAGCATTTTATGGACGTTATGTTTTGGCATTTGTTAGTTTAGCATATGATCCTACACAAGGATTTCCAACTATCACAGAATTTGATCAAACAGCAAGTGGAGAAAGTTTACAAACTGTACAGTATGACGTTGCATCAAGCAGTTTGACAGGTACAGCAGATGCAAGGGCT